TATAAATAGCGGAACCTCCGGGCCGGTGAGAGGCCGGCACTATTTACCATCATACAAGGAAAAGACCAATGAATGAGTCAGCACTACAGGAATTAGCCGGCCAGTTGTTTCAAGCAAAACGTGCCGAAGCGGAGGCAAAAATCGAGCGGGTCGAGATTGAAGAGCAAATTGCCGCGCTGGTCGAGACCAACGACAACGGCAGCAAAACCGTGGACACGGGGAACGGGCTGAAGGTCACAGTCAAACGAGGCCTCAGCTACTCGGCCGACCTCGATTCTATCATGGGGCTGGACATCCCTGGAGAAACCATGCCGGTCAAGGTCCAAGCGGCCAAGTATGTGTTCAACCCGAAAGAGTACGAGCGCGTACTCGCGGATCATCCGGACGTCGGCGCGAAGCTGGCCGAGTTCGTTACCACCAAACCGCTCAAGGCCTCGGTGACAATCAAAATGGCGTAACCGCACGGGTTGTGCGCCTCTGCCCGATTGCCGCTGGGCAGGGACGCCGCGCCTTCCACCTCTTCACCACCACAGAGGAACGGACCTATGAGCGACCTATCAAACTTCGCACCTCAAGCGAGCGATACGGTTAAGCAGATTTACGCTTGGCACAAGAAGATGGGCGAATCGGAACCTTCCCGCGGATATCTCGGTGCCAGCATCCTCGGGCACGAGTGCGAGCGGAACCTTTGGTACAACTTCCGGGGCTGCGTTCCCCGGTCCTTCTCAGGCCGCATGTTCCGGCTTTTCGAGACCGGCAACTTGGAAGAGCCTCGGATGGTCAAGGAACTTTGCGCCATTGGCTGCGAGGTTCACGAGGTAGATCCCAACACCGGAGAACAGTTTGCGGTGTCGGCCCTGGGCGGGCACTTCTCCGGACACATGGACGGTTGCGCGATCGGGATACCGGAAGCGCCCCTGACATGGCACGTGCTTGAGTTCAAAACTCACAGCGAAAAGTCTTTCGCTAAACTCGTCACTGCCGGGGTAGCAGCGTCAAAGCCACAGCACTATGCTCAGGTCATGGTTTACATGGGCCTGACGGGCCTGACTCGCGCTCTGTACCTCGGCAAGAACAAGAACACCGACCAACTGTACGCCGAACGAATCCCGTATGATAGCACGGCGTTCAAGTGCCTGATGAACCGCGCCGAGCGGATCATCAAAAGCACGGCTCCGCCCGAGCGGATAGCGAAACGTCAGGACAGCTTTCATTGCCGCTTCTGCGCGGCGAAAGAACTCTGCTGGGGAACCAGCGACATAGCCGTCCCGATCCCGACTAAAGCCTGCCGGACATGCTGCCACGCCACGCCGGACACGGAGCGAGAGGACGCCGTATGGGTGTGCAAAAAGCATAACTTCGACGTAAGCCCCGTGGGGAGCGCAATCGGTTGCGAAAATCACCTACTGCTGCCTGATCTCGTATCCTTTGCCGAACCGACCGATGCCGGCGACGACTGGATCGAGTTCACGAACCACGAGGACGCTGCCGTATGGCGACACGGCCCGGGTAAAGGGATGTTCAGCACCAAAGAGCTGATCACCACTGCTGGACCGCTGGGACCGCCCGGAGCTGCAAGAGTACAGGCCAAGGGAGTACAGTCGGTCGAGCCCGAGCCGGAGCCCACAGGCTTCGAGCTCCCCAAGGACCTCTCATTGCTCGCGCAATATCCTTGGCAGGATTCTGAGCGCGTTTGGGACGGCCCTTCATCCGCCCTGGGTGAAGAAATTACTCGGCTGATTGGATTCAGCGTTGCGATTACGCCAACGGCGCAGGAAAAAACGGCCGAATGGGAGGCGTTTGAGTACGGCAATCATGAACTGCTGGCCGTGGTCTATCATACCGGCGACCAGCATCATGCAGCCATCTGGAGAGGGAAGTCATGAAGCGTCCAAGAAAAGAAGCAACCTGCGCCCAATGCGGGTACAAATTCTTTGTTTCGGCAAGGAAGCCCTACCGTAATTCACAAATGGACCCCAAGAGAAGAAGGCTCCCGATTTGTCCGGAATGTCACAAGGATAACATCAGAATCTGGAACGAGCTCAAGGAGAGCCGAAGACCCGAAGGCGAGGTGTAAGCCATGGAAGCGATGAAGATATCCGAGGCGATTTCTCTTCTGACGGGGATCGAGAAACAGTACGGGAATGTCCGCCTATGCTGTGCCGCCTCTGTGGACCCCGAGACCCTATGCCGAATCAGTAGCATCGACGCTGAAAAGGATGGTAGGGGTAATTGGGAATGTATCGCCAGAGTCACTAATGCCGACAAGCTGAGACCACAATACGAGGAGGATTAAATCATGCCCAAGCGCAAGAAAAAAGAGATGACCGAGCTGGAGATCCGTCGGCATCAGGTAGCGGAGTACGCCGGCATGCTGGGGCGCTGGGGAGAGAAGACCGACAACATCCCTCCGGCTGAGTGCGAGACCCCACAGGAATGGATCATGAAGCGGTTCGCCGAACACCTGAAGGAGCTGCAAGCATGACCGGCCTGTTTCGTCCACCATCGATCGAAAGCGGCGCTATCACGCCCAGGCCGTACCAAGAGGAAGCGCTTGAAGCGCTCGATCTGCACATGCGGTCCAAGGAAACGTACCCGTGCGTAGTGATCCCGACCGGCGGCGGAAAGTCGATTCTTATGGCATGGGCTATCCAGCAATGGAAACGCGCCTACCCACCCTTCCGCTGCTGCATCCTTGCTCACCGCAAAGAGCTGGTACGGCAGAACGCCTCCGAGCTGGCCAGCGTTTGGCCGGGCGGCGACATTGGCATCTATTCCGCTTCGTTGCGACAACGGGACTGTGATAGTTCCGTAGTGTTCGCCAGCATCGATAGCGTGTTTCAGAGGTGGGGAGAGTTCCCCGCCTTTGACGTGATCATCGTTGACGAGGCTCACCGGATACCCGCCCGGGGAGAGGGCAAGTACCGCAGCTTCATCAAGGGCTGCAAGTCGCTGAATCTGAACCTTCGGGTTATCGGGTTCACCGCTACACCGTTCCGGATGGGTTGCGGCCCGATCTGCCACAAGGACCATATTCTCCACGAAGTCTGCTATGAAGCCAACGTAGGAACACTGATAGCACAAGGGTTTCTGTGTCGGCTTCGGTCCAAGATCGGAGACGTACAGCCCGACATGGCAGACGTGCGCCGGAATTCGGGCGGCGATTACATCACGAAAAGTCTTGCTTCTGTCGTGGACACGCCCAAGATCGTGCGCCTTGCCATCCGATCAGCCATGGGCATCATCAACGCGGAGAAGAGACATTCCATCATCTTCTTCTGCGTGGACGTCCGGCATTGCAAGGACGTAAGTGCGGAGCTGCGTAAGTATGGGGTGCAGGCTCCTACCATCACAGCCGGGACGCATAGCCTGGACCGAGACCGCACAGCGGAAGCGTTCAAACTCGGGCAGCTCAGGGCTATCTGTAACGTCAACGTGTACACGGAAGGGTTCAACGCTCAACGTGTCGACTGCATCGTTCTCTTGCGCCCGACGTTGTCCCAAGGGCTCTACGTGCAGATGGTCGGCAGAGGGCTCAGGCAGCATCCGTCAAAGACAGATTGCCTCGTGCTCGACTACGCGCACTGCATCGAGAGGCACGGACCCATTGACTGCATCGAGGGGGGTGAGGTCAAGCTGATGACGTGCGGTCAATGCGGCGACGTGTTCAGTCGTGCTATCAGGGTGTGTCCGCATTGCGGTTGGGAGATCCCGAAACAAGAGATCGAGCGGATGGAAGGCGAAGAGCGCGAGAAGCGCATGCACGAAGCCGAGGCTTCACAGCGGGCCATCCTCGGCTCCGAGCCCGAGGAACTCAAGGTCGACGATGTTATCATCAATCGGCATAGGAAGCTGGACAAACCGGACAGCTTGCGAATTCAGTACCGTTGCGGGATGAGCGTCATCCGCGAATGGATTTGCCTCGATCACGGCGGCATCGCCGAGAACAAGGCTCGAATATGGTGGGCGCAACGGTTCGGCCGCGCGGAAGCCGGAAGCGTTACCGTTGACTCAGCGATCGAGGGGCTGTTTACTGCTCAGAGGATTAACGCTGTCACCGAGACCGTTACCGTCGTTCGACGCGGCAAGCACGTCGACATCGTCAAATACAAGTTCTCAGCTAAGAGCCAAGAACAAAACACGCAAAGGAGGGTCACACAGAATGAACCTGCATCTTCACCGCTACAGGGACACAAATCGAACCCTGATTACCCGGCTGCTGCCGCAAAAGCAATTCCGAGAACGGGCCTGCCGGTGCGGTCGCTCGCGGTTCGTTGAGATCATCGAGACAGCCGAGCTGTCCATGCCGACTCGCCTTGACGTCTTGAGCCCTCGGAGGACCCCGGCAGATGCCTAAAGAACACCTCGATTACGCGCTGGAGTATGCCGCTCGCGGTTGGCCCGTGTTCCCTTTGCAGCCGAAAGAGAAGAAGCCGCTATCGGGAACGCACGGGTTCAAGGACGCGAGCGTCAACGAAATCATTCTCACACGCCTTTGGGACCGGGAACCGGCCGCTAATATCGGCTTGGCGACCGGGAAGGATGCCGGGTTGTGGGTCCTCGACATCGACGGTCCCGCGGGTAGCAAGTCGTTGACTGACCTCGAAAACGAGATAGGACCGCTGCCCGAGACGTTAGAGCAGAAGACAGGCGGGGGCGGGCGGCAGCTGTTCTTCAAATGGCCCGAGCGGCGGGAGATCAGGAACAAGCAGAGCCTACGGCCCGGGATCGATATTCGGGGAGAGGGTGGATACGTGGTTCTGCCCCCCTCCATCCATCCGAGCGGGACGCCGTACGAATGGTCGTGCAAGCAGGATAAGCCGATCGTGGACGTGCCGGGCGAATGGCTGGACGTGGTAGTGCCGCCAAAGAAGAACGTCGCGCCATGGGAGCGCGTGTCTGAATCCCCGGGGCAAGCGGCCGCCGCCGATCCGGCCCCGATCGGCGGGACGCCGATCATCGAACGAGCCGCCCTATACCTTCGGGAATGCGACTCGGCCGTCGAGGGTGCCGGCGGTCACAATGATTTGCTTTGGGCGTCCCGCGCCCTGGTGATTGGGTTTGATCTGAATGACGCCACGGCGCTGTCGTTGTTGTGGTCGGATTTTAACCCGCGTTGCAGTCCTCCGTGGGATCAGGCAAAACCAAAGGACCGCAAAGATTTTGAGCGTAAAGTCCAAGAAGCACGCAACACGCCCGGGGTGAAACCGAAAGGATGGCTGTTGGATGAACTGGGCTTGCGGTCTGGCGAGGACATGGCAAAGGATATCGCTGTCGGGCTGGAGTCCCGGGACAACCTGCTGGCCAGCATCCCCGATATATTGGGGATAGAGGCCAACCCCGGCTCTGCATGCGAGGTGGAACGCCAGCCGTTTCCGGTCGAATACTTCCCCTCGCGTCTCGCCGATTACTGTCGGCAGATATCAGAAGCGCACGTGGTAGACCTGTCCTTTGCGGCGCTGCCCGTGCTTGCCGTGGCCGGCGCTGCTATGGGGAACCCCTGGCGATTGCAGCTTAAACGCGGGTTTGTGGTGTCGCCGAACATTTGGGTCGGGATCGTGGCGGCGTCAGGGACGAACAAGAGCGGGCCGCTGCACGAGATCGTCGCGCCGTTACAGACGGTGCTTTCCGTCGAAGACATCAAAGAAGATCCGATGCTGTGCCCCACAGGGCGGATGATTGTGTCCGACGCCACCATAGAAGCGGTGATATCACAGCTGGTAGTGCAGCACCGCGGGCTGTTGATGTTCCGTGACGAGCTGGCGGGCTGGGCAAAGTCGTTCAACGCTTACCGGAAAAGCGGCGGTGACGAACAGGCGTGGATAGAGTTTTGGGGCGCGAAAGCCTACTACCTCGACAGGAAGACCGATAACGAGCAGGTCGTCATCCACGCTGCCAGCATGTCCGTCCTTGGCGGCATCCAGCCGCATGTATTGGTCGAGTGCTTTGACCCCGGCAAGTTCGCGTCCGGTCTCGTCCCGAGACTGCTTATCACCTGTCCGCCGCCGACTGACATGTATTGGTCAGAAATAGAGGTAGGCAAGGACGCTACCGAGGAATGGAACGATGCTATAATGTGGCTCAGGACCCGACCCTTTGCTTCGCTCGAAACGAACTCGGGCCGCTTCTTGCCGTACACGCTGAAACTATCATCCAAAGCCAAGGAGGTTTACGTCGGATACTTCAATTCCGTAAGCCAACAGATAGGCAAACTGCAAAGCGAAAGCGCAATCTCGTTTGCCAGCAAAGCCCGGGTCCTTGCCGGAAGACTGATGCTGATACATCACGGGCTCTCGCTGGCCAGCAAGCCAGCAAAAGACAAAGCGGTAGGCGTTCCGGATGCTCCAGTCGGGCCGAAGAGCGCTGAAGCCGGGGTGGCCTGGGCCGCGTGGTGTCTTGCCGAGCAGCTCCGGGTGTACGGGTTCTCGCGCTTGGAGTACAACAAGGAGCAGGCGACAAGGTTGGCCGCTCTTATCAAGGACAAGTCTGCCAACGGTCTGACCGCTACTGTCCGACAGGTCCAGCGTTACAACAGCAGACGCTACAAGAACGGAAAAGAAGCCACGGCAGCTATGGATCAACTGGTAGAAGCTGGCTTAGCGCACTGGGATAGCAAAAAAGAGAAAGTGACACTGATATGAGTCCACAAGCGAACTCGATAGGTTATCTCGTTGGCGACCCCAAGCCTCTCAGGGATAGCGGTGATGGGTTGCAGGACAGAGCTGACAGCCTTCGGTTGCTGGCCGCTGAGATACTGGCGACACTGGTAGCCAATCGCGAGCGGGGAGCGCTGACGACTACCCCGCCGAAAT